TTTCTAAATGCGAAGAGCATTTACTTCTCTAGCATGAGAAGATTTAGAGCGCATGGCGTGGGGGATTATTTCCGCATGCCATGCGTTTTGTTTTAGGTAGAGGGGAGCTGAGGTATTGCGAGATTTCGAGCCGATTCTCTGGAGTTTCCCAGACAGACCAGACATAGTGGTATACCCAATTTCGGACGTACATATCGGCGCTGAGGAAATGCTACTCAAAGCGTGGACTGACTTCAAGAAGAGGCTGCTAAGCGAGCCAAACTCGTACATAACCATCGGCGGGGACATGATGAACAACGGCATAAAGAGTGCCGTCACCAACATCTACGGTGAAACAATGCGACCACGGGAGCAGAAGAAGTGGCTGGTAGAGCAGTTGGAGGACGTCAAGCACAAGATTTTGTGCGTAGTGCCGGGCAACCACGAAGGGCGCAATGACAAAGAGGTTGACAATAATCCGCTCTACGATGTCTGCTGCAAGCTAGACATCGAGGACAAGTTTAGGGAGAACGCCGCATTTCTGATTTTACGTTTTGGCTCCGTGGCAGGAGGGGGCTTAGAAAATCCGACATACACCATGTGCGTCCTACACGGGGCGGGGGGCGGGACATTTACCGGGGCGGCGGTAAACCGCAACGAGCGTTTCGGGCACACGATTGACAACCTAGATATTTTGGTGGTTGGGCACACCCACAAGCCCGTGGTAAGTCGACCTCAAAAAATTTTCTTTGATACAAAAAACAAAAAAGTCTCTTATAAATCTTTTACAGTGGTATCGTCGACCGCATGGTTAGAGTATGGGGGATATGCGCTTCGGAAGATGATGCTCCCTGCGTCTCATGTGTTGCAGGAAATTCAGATTAAGGGCAAGCGGAAAGAGGTTAGGGTATTGTTTTGAGGGGAGTGAAAGCGGGTGCAGATAAAGGACAAGGTTATCTATGTTGCACACCCTTACGGCGGTGAGGAATCGAATAAGGCGCAAGTGGAGCAGTTGGTAAAAGGACTAATCGACATCTACCCTGATTATTGCTTTCTATCGCCGATTCATGCTATAGGTTTCACGTATGACATTTTAGATTACGACGAAGGCATGGAGCACTGCTTTACCCTTCTTGACCTCTGCTCCGAGATATGGATATTCGGCGACAGCAAAGGAACCCGCCTAGAGCGGGAATACGCCAAGCGTTATAAAATTCCAATCGTAGAAAAGTGGTGATATGAGAGATGTTTGGTAGAGAGGTCATATACTCCATTGAGCCAGAGGTGACGGCGGCAAACGTGGTGGCGGTGTTAGCCAAGTCGATATCTGTGCATACCCGAAATCAGGCGCAGATTGAGTACTTGTACCACTACTACCGAGGCAACCAGCCTATTTTGCGTCGGGAGAAGGTTATTCGACCCGAAATCAATAACAAGATTGTGGAAAACCACGCGCTTGAGATTGTGGACTTCAAGAAAGGCTATGTCTTTGGCGAACCGGTACAGTATGTACGCCGAGGCGAGGCAGACGGGGTATCTGAACTGATTACCCAGCTTAACGAGTATATGTTTGCAGAGGACAAAGCGTCTAGGGACAAAGAGCTTGCCGAGTGGTTTTATATTTGTGGCACATCATACCGCATGATACTCCCTGACCCAGCAACAATCGAGGCAGACGACAGCCCATTTGAGATTGATACCCTTGACCCTCGGTACACGTTCGTGGTGTATAGCAACGGATTCGGCAAAAAGCCGCTTATGGGCGTAAAGTATGTCCTTACTCCAGACGGTATGCTTTACAGCGTCTATACCCCCACCACGTATTTCGAAATCAGGAATGGGGTAATTGAGAAAGAAGAGGCCCATGTGTTGGGGGATATTCCGATTATCGAATACCCGGCGAATGAGACACGGCTAGGTGCGTTTGAGGTGGTTCTGGGGTTGTTAGACGCACTAAACAACGTAGCGTCGAACCGCATGGACGGGATTGAACAGTTTATTCAATCGTTCATGAAGTTCGTAAATTGTGACATTGACGAAGCCCAATTTGCGGCACTCAAAGACATGGGAGCAATCAAGATTAAGGGTGAACCTGGCAATCCCGCAGACGTAGAGGTAGTGACTTCCGAGTTAGACCAAGCGCAGACGCAAGTTACCAAAGAAGATTTATACCAGATGGTGCTGATAATCTGCGGTATGCCTGACCGAAATGGCGCGAATCGAACCACTGGCGACACGGGACAAGCTGTAATTTTGCGTGATGGGTGGAGTGCAGCCGAATCGCGAGCGCGAGACAGCGAATTGGTGTTCAAAAAGTCTGAAAAACGGTTTTTGAAATTGGTGCTACGAATCTGCAAAGACACAACCGAGTTACCACTCAAATTGAGTGATATAGACATTAAGTTCACCCGGAACAAGACTGATAATTTACTTGTTAAGACACAGGGGCTACAAAATATGCTAGAAGCGGGGGTGCATCCACAAATAGCGATTGCCAATAGCGGATTGTTCAGTGACCCAGAGCAGACATACCTAGATTCGTTGCCGTATCTAGAAAAATGGCTTACTGCGAAGGCCACTGTAACGCCAAGTAACAACAAGCCGAACCCAGAGAGGTGAATTGATGAAGATACCGCGAAAAGTTCGTATTGGCGGCGTGGATTATGACGTGCGTGAGGTCGACCATTTGAACAACGGAACAATCGTATGTTATGGGCAAATTTCCATCGAAAATTCGACCATATCTCTGCATTCCGGTAATCAAGGTCATCACATGAAATGCATTACTCTCTGGCATGAGATATTACACGGAATTGCGGCCCATGCGAAGCTGAACCTCGGTGAGGGACAAGAGGAACACGTGGTAGAAGTATTGGCGAAAGGAATTTACCAAGTCTTACAAGACAACGAGCGAGAGATGTTTGACAGAGAAGTCGTTAAAACGCAAAATCGTGTAGAGAAACACGTTAAAAACGCAAGGAGGACACATGGATATTAAAACCTTACTAGGTAGTGCGTACAAAGAGGGAATGACCCTCGATGACGTCAACGCGGCACTCGCAAATCTTCCTAAGACAGTTGATAAGACGGTTTTTGACAAGACTGCGTCGGAGTTAGCGGCGGCTAAAGCGAAGATTAAGGAAATGGAAACTGCAAATATGACCGCAGAGCAAAAAGCGAAGGTGGAAGCCGACAAAGTGGTCAAGTTGCAGTCTGATCTAGCGAAAGAGTTATCGAAGCTGAAAGCCAAAGAGATTTTTGTTACCGCAGGCTTGACCGAAGCGGATTTCGGGGAGATTTTAGCTGGGGTAGTGTCCGAGGACGAAGCAAGCACAACGGCGTTTGCTACAGGCATGGTCAAACTGATTACTGCTCAACGGGCGGCAACGGAGAAGGCCGTAAAAGCCGAGTTGCTGAAAAGCACACCCAAGCCCCCAGCCGGTGCAGGAGCGGGCGCGGAGGAACATTCCAAGCAAATAGAGACCGCATTACAGCGGGGGGATATGGCGTTAGTGGCCGCACTAATTCGACAACAAGCAGAGTCTCAAAAAATTTAGAAAGGTGCTGAATAGATTATGGCCGAATCAAAGAGTTTTACGGTACTAAACTACTCGGGAATGTTGTTCAACAAAGGGAATACCAAAGTTCCCTTTTCGACGCTTACCGGTAATAGAGCGAGGCGCACTAATTCGGTGGAATTTACTACGGGACTAGAGTACGCCACGGGGGGCGGCACACAGCCGAACATTTCCGAAGATGCGTCTCTTACCGCACCGGTCGCGAGTGTAGTTACCCGCACCCAGCGGACGAACGTGACGCAGATTTTCCAAGAGAGCGTCGGAGTGTCCTATGGCAAAGAATCCAACATGGGTACTTTGTCGGGACTAAACGTGGCAGGACAAGCCGCGAACCCGGTTAACGAGCTTGATTTCCAAGCCGCCGCTAGGATGGCGAAAATTGCGAGGGACATCGAGTTTACGTTCCTTAATGGCGTCTACAATAAGGCGACCTCTGATGCAACGGTCAACCGCACTCGCGGTATCCTGACTGCGATTGAAAGCAACGTGTTAGACCTCAACGGTGCGGCACTAAGGGTATGGGACGTTGCCGAGCTAATGCAGCTTATTTACGAATCGCAGGGTAGCACGAATGGGCTAGTCTTGTGGCTTGACCCCGTGTCGATGTTCCAGATTAACGCCGACGCCGAGCAAAACGGCAACACCGTGGTTCCGGGTGCAAGAAATGTGAATGGCTTGGCTATTTCCACGTTGCTTACCCCCCTTGGCGAGATTGGGCTGTACCTCGGCGAATTTTTACCTGCAGGCACAGTGGGGATTTTCAATCCCGATGTAATTGCCCGCGTGGAGCAACCGCACCCGCAGAAGGGTAATTTCTTCATGGAGGAATTAGCAAAAGTGGGCGCAGGCACGAGGTATCAGATTTTTGGGCAGGTGGGGCTTGACCACGGGCCGGAGTGGATGCATGGTAAGATTACCGGCATTAACACTCAATTTGTGAAGCCGCCTTCTGGCACTAGGGTTTACACCATGCCCGGCGAAGCTGTTTCTAACATCCCTGTCCCGCCGCACCTTGCGACAGTCACCCTTGAAGGCACTCCTACTGTTGGTGTTGCTACTGCGCCGCTTACTATCACGTATCAGGGCGTCCCGGGCACTGCTCCTACCTTGGCATATCAGTGGGAGATTGGTAATTCGGCTCGCGGAGCGTTTACTAATATTGTGGGCGCAACGGGTGCAACTTATACCCCGCTTGCTGGCAATGCAGGCAGGTTTATTAGGTGCGAAGTTACAGCGTCTGGTACTGCTACCGGCGTAAGGCTGTCGAACGCCAAAGCAGTTGTAACCCCTTAATCTAACGGAGCGATGGGAAGGAGCGAGCAAGAATGACGGACGCTCAAATGCTTGTTCAGCTAAAGAGGCTATTGTGCCTATTCGACGAGAGTGAGGACATGTTGCTTGACACGCTCCTTCTCATTTCCGCACAAAAAATACTTGACCGCGTATACCCCTATCACCCCGAGAGAATCGAAGTTCCAACCCGTTACCATTTGAAACAGGTTGAGATTGCCGCGTATTTGTACAACAAACGTGGTGCAGAGGGGCAAACGGTACACAACGAAAACGGAATTAACCGCACATATGAGAGCGCAGACGTACCCGAAAGCCTCATGCGGGGCATTACCCCCTTTGTAGGAGGATTGTAGTCGAATGAATAAATATACGCTTGCTATTCAGCTAATGGATATCTACACCTTAGAGATTGAAGTGGGCGAAGTGCGAACCATTTTACAAGGCTTGGTAGCCCCCGGGCAACATCAGGAGGCGGTGGAGTTAGATGATAGCAGTTTCGGTAACTAGAGGGGATGACCGTGAGGGCTTGTTGATGCAAGTCAAGAAGAATGGCGTGCCCGAAAATTTGACAGGGTGTACTGTCAAATTTTACATGCCTCCAGTGGTGCCAGAAGCATTTGTTCAAATATTAGACCCTATGCAGGGGGTTATTCTAATGCCAATTGAAGCTACTGCGACAGCCGAGGTGGGAGATTTCCAATTTCAAATTAAGATATTTTGGCCAGACGGTCGCAAGGTTACCCTACCGAGAGGCCATGGGGCCGTTTTAGTAGTAGTACCGGATCTTTCGGAAGAAGGGAGGAGCATACCATGACGCAACCAACAGGTAGATTACCGCGTGAAACCAATCCTACGCCGGGAGAGAGACCCGGGTTTCTCGGTG